CTACGGGTAGCGCAAACTATTTAGAGGTATTAGATCTTAATATCGAACCGATTGTTAGTGATGAGGCAGAACGCCAAATTATTAGCGGGTATTTTGGGAATTATCCTGTCGAGCTAGTTAATAAAAGAGCAAACGTTACTTTCTCAACCTATTTAAGCGGGTCTGGGAGTGCCGGAACTGCGCCTAAGTTTGGCGATTTACTCAAAGCCTGTAATATGACACAGGCAATAGTAAGCTCTACATCTGTTACTTATTCACCTAATTCAAATACAGCGGGTGATAGTGTTACTTTTTATGTGAACTATAATGGCGTAAGACAGATTGTTAAAGGCAGTCGCGGAAGTTTTAATATTGAGATGACAGCAGGTGAATTGCCCGTAATTAACTTTACTTTTACAGGAACATTTGCGGCAACGACAGACAGCGCAATTCCGACTCCAACCAAATCAAATCAGGCGGTTCCGCTAGCATTTACAGCAGGTAATACAAGCGCATTTCAATTATTTTCATACGCCGGAGCTGTTCAAAGTTGGTCGTTCGATATGGCGAATGAAGTTGTTTTTAGATCGTTAGTCGGATCAACTGACACCGTAACTATCACAGATAGAAAACCTACAGGAACAGCAGTAATTGAAGCGGTTGCAATGAGCGCGAAAAACTTTATCGATAGTGCTAGTAATTCCGCACAAGGCAATAACACCCTTTTACATGGAACAGCAGCGGGAAATAAAGTTCAGTTGAGTTGCCCCCAAACAGACTTAGGCGCGATCACCTATGAAGAAAGTGATCAAGTTTGGATGCTTAATTGTCCTTATCGTGCAATTCCTACAGAGGCAGGCAATAACGAGGTAGAAATCAAGTTTCTTTAATATTGCGTTAGCGTAATAAAGGGTCTACCCTACGCATAGATATTAAATACTAATGGCTCTAGTTTTAGACCAAGACGATACATATTCTTGGCCCTGCACAATTAAGTTACCTATTGATAATGGGAAATATGAAAAACATCCGTTTAAATGCGTTTTTAAGAGGCTTAAGCAATCACGAATTAAAGAATTAATCGATCTAGTTGCTAAAGGCAAAGTTAGTGATCAAGAAGTTTGCAGAGAAGTTCTAGCGGGTTGGAGTGGCATAGAAGATAAAGACGGAAATGAGGTTAAATTTACTAAAACAACATTAACTCAATTAATTGAAGTGCCTTTAGCGGCAACGGAAATTGGAGAGGCATATTTAAAAAGTGTTATGGGGGCAAAAACAAAAAACTAACTGACGCCGCTGAATACTTACTAGGAAAAGGGCGGGTAATTGATCAAAGACAGGAAGACGCGGCGATTCTTGGTATTCCTATCCCTGACCCGGAACCTGAAAAAGACTTTGTTGTTTTTAAAGAAAATTGGCCTGCTGTTGAATTGTTTTGTCGATGTCAGACTCAATGGCGTACATCAGTTAGTGGCGTTACAGGTTTCGACTATTCATCGGTGTTAAGCTTGGTTAATATGTATGCGTATAGCAAAGAAACTTTCGAGGATCTTCAAATTATGGAAGTTGCGGCTATTAGTTACTTAAATAAGGAGCGTAAATAATGGCACAACGGGCAAAATTTGATATGTTGATCGCTGCCAAAACGACAGGGCAGGCGGCAATAAAACGCATGGGTAATTCCATGCAAGGGTTACAAGGAAGAGTAAAGAATTTAAGAAATACAATATTTACGCTGAATAACGCTTTTAAAGCAATGGCTGTATTTCTTGCAGCCGGAACAGCAACTAGATTTGTAACAGGTGCAATAGATCAAGCCGATGCGTTTGGGAAGTTAAGCAGGCAAACAGGTATAGCGGCTGATACTTTACAAAGTTACGTTAACGCAGGGAAATTAGCAGGGGTAGAACAAACCGCAATTGATAAAGGATTAGCAAGGTTAGCTTCTTCTATTCGTGAAGCTGATCAAGGGGTCGCGACATATAAAGATTCATTTGATGCGTTAGGTATTAGCGTTAGAGATTCACAAGGTAATTTAAAAAGCACTGAGCAAGTATTTGAAGAAGTTGCAGACGAATTTAAAAACCTAGAAGCCGGAGGAACGAAAGCAGCTCTGGCAATGGAATTATTTAGCAGACAGGGTAGGAAATTAATACCTTTATTAGATGAAGGAAGTGAAGCTTTAAAGAAATGGAACTATGAAACAAGTGCGAATTTTTCACAGAACGCAGAATATTTTAACGATCAAATAACAGGGTTAGGTTTTGCTTTTGATGGATTTAGGAAACAATTAGCAGATAAATTATTACCTACCTTAAATAATTTGGCGAAGATGTTAAGCGAGGAAATATTTGATAGCCAAAGTGATTGGGAAAATTTCTTTACTGGCATTACATGGGGTTTAAAATTAATTGCAAGTACAGTCTTAACCGTTGTTGCTGGTTTCAGGTTCTTAATAACAACTATCAAGGCAACGGCAACAGGTCTTGGCGAATTAGCACAGGGTAATTTTAAAGCGGCGGGAGAAGCTTTTGCAGGTGGTTTAAAGGAAACTTTTAATCAATTTCAGGAAGATATGGCAGCATTTGACAGGATTTGGACTGGAACAGAAAACGCCCCGGAAAGTTATCACAAGAAGGCCAATGGCGCGGCTAATGATTTAAAAATTACAGTTATAGGAATTAGGGAAGAAATGGAAAAAAGCTTTGGTGAAAATATGAACGCTAAATTAGTTGCATTTTCTAAGACGTTAAACGATATGGGTTCAATGGTTGGCGATACGATTGTTAAAGCATTTAAAGGGGCAGAGGACGCATTAGTTAATTTTGTGAAAACTGGGAAACTGGATTTCAAATCGTTAGTTGATTCGATACTTTCTGACTTGGCACGTATGGCGATTAGACAAAGTATTACTAAACCTTTATTCAATGCCTTCAGTAGTGCTTTAAGCGGTGGCTTTGGTAGTGGTGGCGGTGGCAACGCATTAAGTGGGGCTTCATTACCTTCAGGAGCCGGAGGGATTTCATGGAGTGATGCTATCAACGCGCCAAGTTTGGGATACTCAAGCGGCGGTTATGTAAACAGACCTACTCTCGGATTGATTGGGGAGGGCGGCGAATCTGAGTTAGTTATTCCTCAATCAAAACTTGCCTCTGCTATGGCTAGGTATCAAGCGGGAGCGCGTGGTGGTCAAATTGTTCCCGGTGGTAATAATGCAAACGGTGGGGGCGGTTCAGGGTATGCAGGCGGTGGAAATGTAACTGTTAATTATCAAGGCGATATATTAAATTTTGAAGGTCAAAACTACGTTAAACAATCAGACGTCGGGGGTATCATCAGCGCCGCTGCTAATGCAGGTGAAGCAAGAACAATGAAGACACTTAAAAATTCACGTAGTCAACGCGCAATGGTTGGATTATGAGCCTTACAGCATTAACAACATTTATCGAAATAAAAAACAGAGATGGTAACGTCGTTTCAAATATGCGTTATCAAAACGGAAAGCGTGACGCATTTAGCCCGTTAACAACAAACGAAACAACGGCACAAGAAACTGATTTTAGCCGTTCAGAAAATAACGCAACAAATGATTATAAAAGACAAAATGGAAATTTTATAAGTTTTGAGGGTCAGAATTATTATTACTTACCGTTCATATTTAGCGGTGCTAGTAGAACACGAACAGGGGATAATCTCTCAGCTAGTTTAATACTTGCAAATAATATTTTAGCAATGAATCACGCAAAGCAAGCAGTAGAACGTCAGTGGTTTGTTAGGGTTGCGGTCTGTGTTGTTGATCCTTCAAGCTTTGCACACAAAAGAACATTAACTGATGAAAGTTGGCTTGCTGCGTCTATGGCCTATGACCCGGAAACAATTGAAGTTGTGTTATCTAGTGCTATTGATAGTGTTGGCAGTAATGCACCTAACAGGACAATAACGACGACGATGGTTGGCGCTTTGCCATCTAGTAGCAATATCCAAAATTTATGAATCCTTTCCAGTTAATCGGTATGCCTTTTAGGTTGGGCGCTGATCCTGTTAAGCATGGAAAGACAGATTGTTTAAGTCTTGCAAGAACGGTTTTAAAGCATTACGGAATCGATAGCCCCGAACCGACAAGAGACTGGTATAGACGACTAAGAAAAAAAGATTATGCAATATTCAAAGAACAATTAGAACTATGGGGAACTAGAACAAAGACCCCTAAGATAGGAACAGTTGGCCTTGCTAAATCTAAGCAGGCTTATTGTTTAGTCGTATTCTTTGAACAAGGATGGTTAAGTTGCAACGAAACAGAAGTGAGATGGACACCCTTAGACGGCCTACAGGTCGAAGAACTTTATTGCCCGTCGAATTAGAATTAATTGAAGCTTTAAAACTAAGTGAAGATGAATATTGGTATTTTGTAGATAAAACAGAAAGTCAAAACGGGAAAAGACCAAAAGGCTATGAATTAATACCTGATATACAAAATTCAGAGGCGATATTAGTTAATTTCGCTCTTTCCCTTATTCTTGGTTATGTAATGCAAAAGATGGCGCCAAAGCCTAGAGCGCCAAAAAAACCGCCTAGTCTAGTTACATCAGACGTCTCTAACGAAAGAAGATATTCGCCAACGTCAGGTTTTGATTCTGTTCAATCCTTAGCCTCAATAGGCGAAACTATACCCCTTGTTTTTTCTAATACAGATATAAATTCATTAGGTGGCGTAAGGGTAAATACAAAACTCTTATGGTCGCAGATGCGAAGCTTAGGAGCTAGTCAACAACTAAGAGCAATATTTTTATTAGCCTCTGCTGATCTAGGTGCCTTACCAGAATTTGCGGGTTTCGCAATTGGTGATTCAACTTTAAAAAACTATGTAAATGCAAAAATAGCTTTGTATGTAATGGCGAACGGCGGGAGAGCAAGAGAAGGGGGAGGAGAAAGATATAACGAGGGAACATTAGCGAATTGGCCTGATAATGATGCTTTTTCTGTTTATTGGGATAACAGCGCAACATATAAAGACGATGTATTTAGCGGGACAAGAACACCCCAGACGAACGCACAATTTGGCGGCTTTGCTCCAATGCCTAACGGCATGATGTTCAGGGTTCCTTATGAATTGGTTTTAAAAGGTAAGGAGTTAAAAGATAGTTTAAAAATTGATATTGATAAAAAAAGATTAAAGATACAAACTTCTTTCACTCGTTTAGCTGGTATTACTTACGCAAGCAATGGGGGAAATAAAGGTTCAAGGCTTCATTATGCAATCTTTGGTAATGATGTTACAGACGGTTGGGGTGATACCTTCGAGCCGTGGGGTTTAGAGGATGTAAGAAATTCAGTTAATTCAGGTCGCGAAAACATAGATAGTAATATTAACGTCGGTGATATTTATTTAGTTGGTTCAGCTATTGCGGTATGTGTTAAAAAAACATATCGAGATGGAAATTCTGAGGGCTTATGGAAAGTTGGATCTACTTGCGTTGCAGATTTAGACATTATTGAAAGCGGTGATATTTATTCAAGTTCACAAATTGGGACACAAGTAAAACGACCTTATGAAAATCTAACTATTCAACGTTGCGCCGTTGCTTCTGTTTCTCATAATTCAAGTTGTCAGGTAACAGAAATTGGACTGAAATCGACAGTATGGCGACAAATAACAGGTTTCCCAAATGCCAACTCTCACCCCGGATCGATTGATTACGCCGCCGAGGTTGGAACGGCCTATGAGTACGAACAAGAAAACGGAAATATTCAACTAGGAACAATAAATAAATATATTCATCGATTAAGTTTCTTTAGGTTATTCGCAAGGGTCGCAGGCGGTGAAAATTCTTGGCAGTCAATCGATGGCGGTAAACCTTTCCTCGTTAAAAATAATAATCCTTTGCCTTTATATAATTTTATTAGAATTAACCACGAACGTTTATATCCTAATCAACTTGAATTTCGTCTTGTTCCCTATCCCGGTAATTTAGCTAAAAGAGAATTTGAAAATCGTACCGTTCGTTTAATACATAATCACACTGCTAATAATTCTGATATTCCTGTTTTGGATACAATTTATTCAAGCATTAACGGTAGTTCTATTAGTGTTGTTTATCCGGGTCGATTAGTTGAATTAACAGCTAACTATATGTCTAACCCTGAATATTATTTAGGTGATTCGGGAGGTGTACCAACAATAGGGGGAACAGTAACGTCAATGCACAATGATAGATATGGTCCAATACCTGATTCAACTAAATTTGTTTTACAAGAAACAAGATATGAGCAAGACGATGATGATTGGAACTTAATAATTATTCAATATGATAACGAGGGTGAATTTGAAGGTAAAATAAAATATTGGTGGGACGATGAAAATATTATTAATAGGACTGGGATAACTGACGCGCCAACACAATCAGAATTTGAAAATAATACTGAATGGGCATTTCAAGGGCCGGATGGCTTTTGGTATGGCCCCGGCGCTCACTATTCAGGCGATAAATATTACATAAGAAAATACACAAAGGAGGAAGATTCAGCCCTTGTTTTTCAACCGCCAACAGAAACAACTGCTACTCCTGACAGAGTTACAGCAGGCGCGACAGGTTTAACTTTAGAAGTAAAAGTATTTAATAATGCACCGACTTATTCTTCATTTTGGACGGTTAAAAATGGGGGACAAGGCTATTCAGTAGGAGATACTATTTATATCAATTCGCCAACCCCTACAAATCCAAATAGACGTTTTCATTTAGGAGTTACAAGCATAATTAATAGAAGCGGTAGTCTTGTTAATAATGGGGCATGGCCTGAAAAGGTTGGGGATAAAATAGGTCGAAATTTAAACCCTTATGATGCGGTTGCTGATTTCGTTTTATATGACGGGGAAAGATCAAGCCATTTAGATAATCCAGAGCACCAAGTTTGTTATGTAAATGAAATGCTAGTCACATCAGGGATGCAATATGACAAATTAGCAGTAGCAGGTTTAAGGCTTAATAGTGCGAAAGAGTGGTCTAGTTTTAGTTCATTTAGTGCGTATATACAAAAGGGAATTAAGGTCGAAAGATTGATAGATAACAATGGGAATACTGCCGTTAATAATGCGTCAGGGGTTGATAGTAACGGGAAAGGTTCATCAAATATCTTGCCTGAAATTGTATATGCCTTATTAACCGATAGCACTATTGGAGCTGGAAACTTGATCGGAGTAGAGGCAGTGGATAAGGAAGAAATGAGAACAGCGGCGAAATTCTGCCACGCAAACGGGTTTTATTGGGATGGCGTAATTACTGATTCGCAAAACTTACGTGAATGGATTTTCCAACAAGCTTCAACGTGTTTTTTAGATTTTGTTGTTAAAGGTGGAAAGTTTTCATTAGTGCCAAATGTTCCTTATAACTTAAATAATTATCAAATGGTTAGGGGTGCTACGTTTGCATCACCTCAAGGAACAAATTTAAAGATCAAGGCGTTATTTACTGACGGCAATACAAACTCTTTAAAATGCAGTTTCCTTAGTCCAGAGGAACGCAAACCGTTTAGAGCTAACGTTGTATATCGAGTAGAAAAGACAAATGGATTTGCAAAGAATAAATTAATTTCACTACGTCTTAATAACAATCAATCTGATAATTCATGGCAAAGGGGTTCACATCAAGATCCTGTCGAAACATTCGACTTGTCAGGTTGGCTAACGTCCTCTGTTCACGCTACTAGATTTGCAAAGTACGCATTAAGGACAAGACAATTAGTTGATCATGGAATAACAATGAATGTTGCCCCTCAATCTGTAATAGGTTTATCACCCGGCGATTATTTCAGGCTTTATTCAGAGGTAACGCACACCTCGCGTTTCTCAAATGGGATCGTCTTACCTGATGGCACAATTCAAAGTCAAACTTCTATTAGTAACGGCGATAGTATTTATTATTGGAATCCAAATGATGATGCTAGGAATGGGGAAGTTCAATCCGGCTCAATTTCTATATCAGGAACAAAGGCAACAGGCCCATCAGGTATAAGAGGCAGCGTATTCACGAAAGCACAAAGCAACGCATCAGATCGAATCTATAAAATTGAATCGTTGAGCTATGGCGAAGATGGATTGATTGAAGTAGCAGGCTCTTTTGTTCCTTTGACAAGCGCAGGGAAGTTAGCTGTTTTAGACTGGACAGAAAGCGATTTTACTTAAATGGCTCAGATAACTTTTCCTGTTGATATAACGCCAACAAGTCGAAACTATTCACCCGGCGAATTTCCGCAAACAGTTTTTGAAGCTCAGAACGGGGCTAAGACTGTTTTACGTTATGGCAATAAAAGGGTCAACGCTTCCCTTTCCCTATCGTTTAAGAACATCACCGACAATCAAGCGGCCCAGATTTTAGCTAATTACGAAAATATAAATAGTGATTGGGATTACTTAGATTTTAATGGAACTGATGTTTTAAAAGGAATTGAACCAACAACAAGTGATTTATCAACAAAATATATAAGAGAGTCTAATTCTGGTTTACGTTGGCGATATGCAAAAGCACCTCAAGTATCAAGCGGTACTTATCCCGGCGTTAGTAATGTTTCTTGTTCGTTCGTTGCTTGTATGGATGGAACTTAATTTTTAATTACTTTTTCTGCTTAGGCCTAATAGCATTACAATAAGCTTAATGAATTGGTAAAAGCAATTGGCGTATCCATCAGGTAAAGACGGTCAATTATTCCTAGACGGAAGTGGAACCGAGGCGGCTCGTGTTAAATCATGGAGTCTTAACGCATCGCAAGACACAATCGACACAACCTTTTTAGGTGATACGGATAGAACTTTTAAAGAAGGTGTTCGTAGTTTTAGCGGTAATTGCGAAATAGCGTATTACAGCGACGCCAATGGAGAATCAGACGCAAAGACATTAATTAATAAAATATTTAAACCTAGAACGACATCAACAGAGCCGGGAACTGCTGCCGAACAAGGTGAATCAACATTAAAACTAGGCTTTAAAAATTACGTCGGTCAGTTGCAATACATCACTGTAAAAGTTTTATTCACTTCGATGTCAATTACCTGTTCAACAGGGGAGATATTTACAGCGTCAGGATCATTTACTGTTAATGGAGCACCTACAGAGGTCAGCGTTTAATGCCTGTAATAACTGGACAAACTGGATATATAGAATTAAAAAGAACGTCTGATAATTTTTTCCGGGCGTCTTTGGTTCCTAGTGCCGTTAATACAGATAGAAAGCGCTTTAGTGTTGAAAATATTTTAGGTAGTTTAATTACAGGGGATAAGGTAAATATTAAATCGGCTGATGGGACAACGGCTTTAGGTCTTGTTTCTGGACATAGTGGCGCTGAATGGGCGGGATATGTCGCAATTGATGATATTGGTGGATGTCGTTTATATGCCTCGTTCCCTCATGCAGTAGCGGGAGGTTTGACCAATGCTTTGACTTTAACTAAGCCGTCATCAACAAAAGAAATTATTATTGAAACAAATGATGCAAGCTTTAGGCCACTAGCTCGAATAAGGGAGTTTAATTTCACTACATCAAGGGAAACGATCAATATTGATTTATTAGGCGATGAATTTCAGCAAATGTATAAATCTGGACGGATACAAGGACAAGGAGAAATTAGCGCAGATTTTGAGCATAGATATGTAGCCACTGATCCGGGTTTTACATATAACCAAGAATTTTCAGTTTATTTGGCAAGACTTTTGATGAGGTTGAATATGGGGTCAGAATTTAGAGGGCGCTTTTTTGTATATAGAGAATCAGGAACATCAAATAATAATTGTTGGTATGAAGCCGACGCGATCATCACAAATTGCGGGATCAACGTTAACCCCTCTGAAATAGTTGAAACTAATATTTCTTTTGTGACCTCTGGACAATTTGAACTGAGAGTTGGAACAGTGCCCGGATACTTATTAAAACAAGATACAGACTTTATATTGCAAGAGTCAGGCGATAAGATTTCCTTAGAAGATGATGGGTAATATTTCTAAGTATGCTTACTACAGTTAATATGTAAGCAAAGGTTTAAAGAGTAAAAAATGGCTGATCAGCAGATTACGCAGTTACCCGAAGAAACTGGCACGGTTGGGGCGGCTTTTCCATTAGCAATAGTTAATACAACCGCCGCTGAAACGCGCAAGATAACAACGGCGAATTTAGCAACAGCAATAGCGGCAAATATTGGCGCAGGTGGTTTAGCAGCATCGAAAGTAGGAACGGGATATTCAGGAGCATCGTTAACAGATGGAACGGTTACAAATGCGAAATTAGTTAATTCATCGATAAATTTCGGCGGCGTCAGCGTTGCTTTAGGTGCGTCAGATACAACCCCGGCTTTTAACTTAAGTGATGCGACTAATTACCCTACGTCAGCATTAACAGGAACAATAACGAACGCACAACTAGCGGGGTCAATTGATAATAGTAAGCTTGCTAATTCTGCTGTTTCGTTCGGTGGAATCTCTGTAAGTCTTGGCGCGGCTGATGCAACACCCGCCTTTGATTTAACTGATGCGACAAATTACAAGACCACAAATCTAGTAGGTACGATCACAAACGCGCAGTTAGCGGGATCAATAGAAAATGCAAAATTAGCAAATTCATCTGTTTCTTTTGGTGGTATTAGCGTTGCTTTAGGCGCTTCTGATGCTACGCCTGCATTTGATCTACAAGACGCAACAGGATATAAGACAACAAATTTAGTAGGAACAATAACTAATGCTCAACTTGCGGGAAGTATTGACGCATCGAAATTAGTTGCAAATAGTTTAACGACTGATCAACTTGGCCCCAATTGCGTGGGGGCATCAGAATTAGCAAACAACGCGGTAGATACAAATTCAGTACAAGATGGCGCCATAGTAAATGACAAGATTGAGACAAGTAGCAGTAGCACAACAGGTATAGACGGGGCTACAAAATTACGCGATGGAAGTGTTACGGCAAGCAAGTTAAACGCTTCAACGGTTGGTAATGGTCTAGCTATCAATAGCAACGTTCTATCAATAAATAACACAATTACCGGGGCTACTTCTCTCGGCCTGACGTTCTCAAATCAAGGAATTTGTACAGGAATAGCAGCCCTTTCAAGTAGTGATTTAAGTGGCGTCTTAGCTACTGCCTCGGCTATTGGTGTTGTTAAGGTTCCAATTTCGGGCGGGTTATCGGTTTCGGGTTCAGGCGATCTTTCACTTGCAACGACAGTTACAGCTCATACAACTCGCGGAATTGCTGTTAATGCTTTTGGTCAGGTCACAAGTGTAAGTGCAACGGTTCCTAGTGCTTCCCTTCCCGTCGCTAGTACTACAGCAGTAGGGGGCGTCAAGATTCCCTCTACGTCATCACCTCTAACCGTCGACGGGAATGGAGTTTTAACTATTGGCCTATCAGGGGTTACAGCCGGAACCGGGTTTACTAAGTTCAACGTAAACGATCAAGGACTTATAACAAGTGCAAGCGGATTAGATGCTAGTGACATCCCCGCACATTCAGCCGCGTTATTAACAAGCGGAACATTCGACGCGGCAAGAATCCCAAATAGCTCTATAGATGCAAATAAATTAGCTAATTCGGCGGTTTGTCAGTTCAGCGGTGCGACATCTACAACAGGTGTTGTTCAATTCCCTGCTGGTGGTGCAACTACAGGAACCTTCTTTTATGACCTCACAAATGATGACTTGTACGTGTACGACGGCAACGCATGGCAACCTGTAACGATTACATCAGGTGAAATAATTTATGCAGGGAACTATAGAGCTGATACAAATAAAATTACATCGTTAAGCGCCGCCGGAACCGCGCAAGGTTTCACTGTAGGGGCTGCTTTACAAGCTGCGAGCGCTGCAAATAATCGTTACTACTTTGTATGTGATAAGTCAGGAACAGGAACCTCACCAGCTCCTACGGTAACAATTAACCCACCCGACATGATCCTAAGTAATGGGACGGCGTGGGAAAAATTAGATATTAGTAATTTTATTGCGGGTCAAACAGCGGCAAATATTTCTGTCGCTCCTAACAATGGCGCAGGCGGTGGCATACACAATACAAATGTTCAATCGGTCTTAGAGGAATTAGATACAGAAAAATTAAATAAAACTGGAGGCACCGTTAGTGGTCAACTTCTATTAGGAAATGCAGCAAGCCTTGTATTCGAGGGGTCGAGCGATGACGCGTATGAACTAACACTCGCAGTAGCGAATCCTCAAGATTCAGATAAGACCCTCACGCTGCCAGATATTACGGGAACTCTGATCACAAATTCGGATCAAAACACTGTTACGTCAACAATGGTTGATGCCAGCCTTGCAAATAGCAATATCGCGGCAAATGCAGCAATCGCACTTTCAAAAATAGCCTCAGTTTCAGCGGGTCAGATTTTAGTCGGTGCATCAGGAACAGGAACAATAACAGCGGTCACACCTTCAGGAGATATAGCCCTTACTTCAGCGGGTGCGTTTTCATATGTGGCAGGTTCTATAAGCAATCTGGACATCAACGATAGCGCTGGAATCTCGGCCTCGAAAATCGACGCAGCAAGTACAAGTCAGGCCGGATGTGTTCAGTTATCAAGCGCAACTACTTCTACATCGGCGACCAAAGCGGCTACCCCGGCTGCAATCAAAATTTGCAAAGACGCGGCTGACGCGGCACAAACTACAGCCGATCTTGCATTACCTAAAGCTGGGGGATCACTCTCTAATAACCTTATTCTTACAAATGCGAAACAAGTCAGATTTTCAGAATTAACGGCTAACGGTTCTCACTTTGTTTCTCTACAAGCTCCAGATACGTTAGCGGCTGATGTTTCTTATACGCTTCCAAGTGCAGCTCCTACAGCTAATGGTCAAGTATTAGCAAGTACTACAGGCGGTGTTCTTTCTTGGACAGAAGATCCTACAGGTGGATGGGTAACAAGCGGAAACGATATTTCATACAATGACGGAAGGGTTTTAATTGGTGATGCTGCTTCTAGCTCGGTTGCTCTTTTAACAGTTGAAGGATATAGCGGTGGAGGAACAGGACAAGGTGTTGTCTATCTACAAAAAGGTGCTGTCCCTACTGGGGCGGATCAATTAGGTGAGATAAGATTTGCCGATAGTGCTCAGACTGTAGGATCAAAAATTGTTGGTGGAGCTACAGGAACTTGGGGCAGTACAAATAAGCCTTCAGATTTAAAGTTTTACACAAAGAAAACAACAAGTGATGTCTTAGCATTAACCCTTGATGAGGATCAAAACGCCACTTTTACTGGAAATGTAGGCATAGGTACAACAAGTCCTGCTACACCTCTCCATGTCAAACACGCAACGACAAATGGTGTAGCCACTTTTGAATCAGGTGATACTGTTTGTCTTGTATATTTTAAAGATGATTCAACAACTTCTGGCGTAGGAATAGGAGCTACTGGTAATGATCTTAAATTAGTTACAGGGGATGCAAATCGTTTAACAATATTAAATACAGGCTATTGTGGTATTGGGGAAGAAAGTCCAGACCTGCCTTTACATATTAAACACGCTACAAGTAATGGAATATTAAAAGTAGAATCAGGAGATAGTGAGTGTGGAATAACGATAGCGGATAATAGTGGACAAGCTTCTGTTAGAGCTATTGGTAATGATTTAACTTTCAATACTTCAAGTTCAGAAACCGAACGGATGCGGATTGACTCTGATGGAGACTTATGGGTTGGTCTTACTCCAGTTACTCATTTTAATAATAGACATGCATTTTTCCACAATGCTAGTGATAATTTAGTTTCTATCACAAGTGGTTCAGGTGCAACTGCTGGTATAGTTTTTGGAGACAGTGCTGCAAATACTACTGCAAACTATGAAAGTTATATAGCACATTACAACGTCAATGATTCCTTATATTTATACACAGATCAAGGCCAGAAAGGATTAGAACTTAAAAAAGGTGGTGACGTAATTGTTATAGATGGCAACCTAGTGGTAGCAGATGGTCACGGTATTAACTTTAGTGCTAACTCTAACGCAGGAGGTATGACAAGTGAGTTGCTTGACTCGTATGAAGAGGGCACATGGACTCCTACTGATGGTTCTGGAGCAAGTCTTAGTTTTTCAAATACTTCAGGAAATTGTAAATATACAAAAATAGGTCGAACAGTTATTGCTAGTTTTAGAGTTACTTATCCTTCTACATCTAATACCAGTACGGCAGTAATAGGTGGGTTTCCATTTAACTGTATAGCTCTAAGTCATAATGGTCATGGTGCAACAATAGCGGAACATACTGATGAACCATCAACAACAATGGTAATGCAGCAAAGTAATAGCACTATGCTTATTTTGCATTGCAATAATGGTGTAGATGTTCGTCAAAACAATGAATGTTCTGGAGAAGACTATCGAGGATCTGTTGTTTATCAAACTGCTTAAGCCTAGACCGTTAGCACGTCTCAAAACTACGCCATAAACCTGTTTCGTTCGGAGAACGTCCCTAAATGGCACTAACAGAAACACAAGAGAACGACAAAATAGAGGTCGTCAATAAATGGAACATACAGGTAAGAAACGCAACCATTATTAAAAAAGATGGTGTGGAACTTACCCGTTCCTTTCATAGAAAAGTATTAACACCAGGAACACTTGATTCTGATGACAAGCTAGTTGAAACTGACTTAAGTTCTGAGGACGCAGATGTAAAAGCTATCGCTGAAGCTGCGTGGACGGATCAAGTAAAGACAGATTACACAGCCTTTTTGGTTGCTAATAAGCCAGCCGAATCTGGCTCATAGTAAAAGCCGTAATGGTCAGGCTTTAATTGCTACTTTGACAAAGCAAGGGTTGACTCTATACTTAGACGTAGTAATTAAAAACTAATGGCTGACCGCAATCAACTAGCAAACGAAAAAAAAGCTTTATTAGATGAGGCGAAAACAATTGAAACTAATGCTAATGCTCAAATAGAAGCAATTCAAAAGGAAGCACAAGAACAGTTAAAACCTAAGAGTGAAAGGATCGTTGCAATTAATCAAGAACTATTAGCGTCAATTGATGAAGAAGCAGGGATAGTAAATGATTAGGATTTTAACGCTTGTAAACACAGGGGTGTTAATCGGTCTTATTGGTGGCGGGGCTTTTGTTTTCTCACAACGAACAAAGTTTGTGAATAATATGCTTTTTACAATTCAAGATCAAGTGATTGAGAATATACAAAGCAGC